TCGTAAAGAATATCGGAACGGTAGGTACTTCTGGTACTATCGTACATCATATTGGATTTGAAGGATACTGGGAATAATCATGCCAATAAATGAAAATGTTGTAATTTCTCGCGAGATTTCATCCCTAACATTCAACTCAGACGATACAGTTCAGATCACTCTGGCGATATCAGAAAATGATGTTGTAAAGGGAAGTGAATCTTATATTGCTCCTTCTAGTGCTGTTACACCAGTGCTGGATGCGCCAACTGATCAAGGGCAAACTATAAGAACGAGTCTAGTTATTGCCGTATACACTTATCTTGTTTCTAACGGATTAGTTCCAGGTCAAGTGGTGGTATAATCCATGTCATTGCTGCTAGGAAGAGTATCTGGCAGCGGTAGTGGTGATGTAACTAAAGGTCTATCAGGAGCAACGGCTGCCGTTGTTTCTGGGATATTCGCATTTAGCCTTGCAATCGCTCCCGTTGGTCAGTCTATCGCCTCTTCTACGGGGACTATCACAGCGGCTGCTTCTAGTGATATATCCTTAGCACTCACTGGTCAACAATCTTCATTATCTACTGGCACAATATCACCAGCGGTATCTGTAGGTGTTTCCAGTCAACAATCTTCATTATCCACTGGCACAATATCACCAGTGGTGTCTGTTGGTGTTACGACCCAACAATCTTCATTATCCACTGGTTCATTAACACCAGCGAGATCTGTAGGTGTTGTCGGTCAACAATCTTCATTATCCACTGGTTCATTATCATCAGCGGTATCTGTTGGTGTTGTCGGTCAAGCATTAGCAGGATCGTTCGGCTCAGCATCAGTTAACGATTCTCTTGCTCTATTTGGACAATCACTTACGTCCAACTATGGCGCACTTACTCCGTCTGCCAACTTCGGTATAACTGGTTATCAGAATACATTCACTGCAGGTACGTTGTCTGCAAGTGCGATATCAGAAGTAACGATTAGTATCAGTGGTTCTTTATTTACATCATATACTGGTAATGTAAGCTCATCTCAAGCCGATTATGCTGCGATTACTGGAACATCTTCGACGTTCTCTTATGGTAACGTTGGTGTAACTACTGCATTATCATTACTTGGTCAACAGGTTGTAGTCAATTCAGGTACAATAGTATCAAAATTGGATACAGCTGTAACTGGTTACCAAAGTACCTTTGCTGCTGGTGCTCCATTAGTTTCAAGTAGTTCTAACGTCACTCTAAATGGACAGCAACTAACCTTTGCCAATGGTAATGTCGGTGCAACTGTAGTTGATTTTGTCGGATTAACTGGTTCCGCGGCATCATTCAGTTATGGTGCTATTGGGATAAGTTCATCGATTGGTCTGACTGGGCAATCGCTTACATCTAGTTATGGTGCAGTCACAAGCAAGATTAATGTTGGTCTAACAGGAATCACATTCACCTCCAACTCAGGTGCGATAACTGCAGCTACTTCGAGTACGGTTTCCTTGAATGGTGCATTAGCTTCATTCTCAAATGGTTATGTTGGATCATCAACTAATGGAGCAGCATCACTAAGCGGAAATTCATTAACTGCTACTACTGGAACCCCAGCGCCTAGCGTATCGATTGGATTGCTTGGTCAGAATTCTTCGTTTGTCACTGGAACAATAACTAAGAGTTCTACCCTGGGCCTAACGGGTTACCAAAGTACCTTTGCTGCTGGTTCTCCATCAGTTTCAAGCAGTTCAACGGTTGGTCTGACTGGACAATCTACCTTATTTAATCAAGGAAACCTTGGTATAACTGAGTCTGATAATGTGACGCTATCTGGACAGTCACTAGGTTCATATGTCGGTAACATTACATCAAGCACGACATTAGGATTAAGTGGTCAGGCGAGCACATTTTCTATCGGCAGTTTAGCTAGAAACGTATCTGTTGGATTAACTGGTTATCAGAGCACGTTTAGCACAGGCACAGCAAGTTCAATTACATCGTCTAATGTTACTTTATCTGGTCAGGCCATAACAGCTTCAGCAGGTTCTGTTGGTGCCTTTGTGCTCGATTATGTTCAGATCAATGGTCAACAGAATACATTCTCTGCAGGGACGCCATCAGTAGCAGTATCGATTGGTCTTACAGGACAATCATCATCTGTTACTGCTGGAACGATTGTCAACGCTCATCTCTATGGTATATCTGGCACTAGTGCAGCAACAGCAACTGGGTCTATAACTGCGACTATGAACACTAATGCGAGCCTGACTGGACAGTCAGGTGCATTAGTCACAGGTTCTGTTGGTGCTTCAGTAATCAATTACGTTTCGCTGGCTGGGCAACAAGGAGCATTCTCTACTGGATCAATTGCAGCTAAAGGTGTGATGATTGCTCTTAATGGCACAGCATCATCATTCTATAGCGGTAACACATTCACTGAAGTACAACATGCGATATCAGGTGAGTCTGTTTCGACAAACACCGGATATTTTGCAAGTCAAGAGATAACGGTTGGACTTACCGGGTCGTCTACCAGCTTCTCAGTTGGCATATTAAACGAGCAGAAGATTCGTTTAACCGGTTCTCAGGCAAACACTTCCACTGGAACTTTATATCAGTCGATATCAGCGTTCCAAGATTATTGTTGGGAAGGATATTTTGTTACTGGATACGTTACTGGTTTATCAGAATGTCCTGCTTGTGTAGGGTTGACTGCTGAACAAGATGCCTGGCTAGAATCAATCGCATTGCTTCATGGTGTGGGTGATCATCCCGTAGTGACTACGAATACCTCACGGGTTGCAGGGACATTGGTTCAGGCAATCAACCAAACCTCAACGAGTGTTACAATAAACACCACTACTAAATTAACTGGAACATCTAGCACAGGAATTACTTCTCGTCAATTACAACTACTTGAGTCATTGGCACGAATCCATGGACTTGTTAACCCAGTAACAACAACCCAAAATATGAGAACAGACGGAGTTATTGCACAAACGCTAGATTCTAACAACACCACATTGACAATCATAAAAATATGATTGATATGTTTAAAATCGCCACGATGGGATTATACCCCGGTGCGTCCATATTTGATATGGCCGTCCTTGGGTATAGCGTCCAAATCACGATTACACCAATACAGCCGCCGATATCTGGTGGCGGTGGATGGTCGCATGATAAACCGATTGAATCTGAGTATTATGAGATAACCATTCGAGTAACCCATAATGATAGAGCATGGGTACAAAGAAAGGTCCTTAGCAAGAGAGGATTGAAGAACTTCGAGAAGGTTATAGCTACGCTGAAGTACGTGAATTCAATCCCTGAGAAGGTAATGTTCGCTGTTCAATGGATAAAGTCATCCATATTCAACAACAACATTGTTATAAATATAAAGAGAACCAACAAGGACTAATACTATGCTGTTATCAAAACTAAAACTAGATGAAGAAAATGAATTGGAATTTTCACTTCAGATCACTGGCACGTCCGAACAGACCAAAGGTGTCCGATTCGTAATTGAAGGAAAAGATTATTCAATCATGTTTCCTGGCACATATGAGAACGGAAACGTTCACATAAAGATTCCAAAGATGAAAGGCATCATGCCAGCGGGCATACATGAATGTCGAATGGAAGTTGTTGTAGGAGACAAGATCTTTTCTCCGTTAACTGAATCAATAGAATTTGAACAGTTGGTAGAAGTTGACGTAAAGAAAACGAAGATCGAATCAATCAAGGAAGATGTTAAAGTTTCCCCTGTTCGTGTGACTTCTAAGTCAGCTAAACTGAGCAAAATTGACGAGGCGAAACAACAAGGTTTCGATATCGCTGAGTATGCTGGATACAAGGTTTTGAAAAAGAATGATATGTACCACGGATTCGTCACTGAGACAAAGATGGTCATGACTAAGGACGCATATAACACCATTACTGAACTAGTGGATGCATTGGGAGCTAAGTAATGATTACTACTCGCCAGGGTTTGGCTGATTATGCATTGCGCCAACTTGGCGCTCCAGTGATCAACATTGAAGTTGCTGATTCACAGTTAGCTGATGCAGTCAACGATTCTATTGAAATGTTTCAGGAATATCATCCTGATGGTATCGCTCGCGACTATGTGAAACATAAGCTGGTGATGACCGCAATAACTTGCACTGACGCAAGCTTGATTAATCTTGGTGATGTTATCTCTACTACTCTATCATCTGGAATTGTCAAGGAAAAGACTGGGAATATTGTCTCCATTCAGAAAACTAACGGACCGATGTTTGCAGTGGGTAACACGATTAACTTTACTGCCGGAACAACCCTTATTACTGCTGTTAGTTTGGGCGATGCTGATAATGGTTTTATTCCAATTGGCAATGATATTGTTGGTGTACTGAGAGTCCTTCCGTGGCAGCCATCATTCGGTGATGGATTGTTCGATATCACGTATCAGTTACGCATGAATGATCTTCGTAACTTGTCGGGTGGTAACATGAGTTATTTCACTTCAAGCATGGAATATCTGTCAATGCTTGACTTCTTCCTACGCAAGGAAAAGCAGTTCAGATTCAATCGTCGCATGGGTAATTTGTATCTTGACGTTGATTGGAATACTGAAGTTAATGAAGGCACTTACTTCGTAATTGAAGTTCTCCGTATTGTTGATGATACCACTTATACCAGTATGTACAATGACATATGGCTGAAACGATATGTTACCGCTAAGATTAAACATCAATGGGGAAACAATTTAAGAAAATATAGTAATGTGGCGCTGCCAGGTGGAGTTACATTGAATGGTGAAAATATTATGGCAGAAGCTAAATCAGAAATTGACGACTTGAAAGCGGAGTTAATCAATAACATGGCTCCTTTGTCTTTCATGATAGGTTAAAATTTAATACATGGCAAATTTAGCAAATCCATATTTCAATAAATCTCCCGCTAATGAGCAGTCCTTAGTTCAAGGTATAGTGACTGAATGTATTCAAGTCGTAGGACATGGGATATATTATTTACCTCGGCAAGTACAGAATCTTGATCTGATCTTTGGTGAAGATGTGGTTAGCAAATTTGATACCTATCTAGAAATTGAAGCTATGATCGATTCTTTCGAGGGATGGCAAGGTCAATCTGAACTGATCAGTAAGTTCGGTCTTGAAATTCGCAATCAAATCGTATTCAAGATCTCTGTAACAAGATGGGCGGAGGAAATCGCAGCTAATCCTACGCTTGCCGCTAAGATGATGATATCAATTCGACCATCCGAAGGCGACTTGATATACGATCCAATCACTAAGAAATTGTTTGAGATCAAGTTCATTGATCAGGATTGGCAATTTCATCAACTCGGAAAACAAACGTATAGCTGGAAACTCACTTGTGAAATGTATCAATTCAGCAATGATATATCCAATACGGGTATCGCTGCACTTGATTCTGCTATCAGCGCTGCTGGTGACATATTCAAGGTTGGCGCTAATCATGCTGAGACAGAAGAATTCAAGACTGAAGGTACGATAGTCACCTTCACCGTAGATAATCCATTCAGTGACCTATAATGTTTAAAATACAGAATTCATATAATCAGGTAATTCGGAAAGCTATTGTCACTTTTGGGAACATGTTTTCAGATCTTACTATCAAAACAAAAGATGAAACTGGAACAACAATAAGAACAATTGAAGTTCCTATCACTTACGCTCGTAAGCAACAGTGGCTGCAACGATTAAGTGGTGATCCTGATTTCCAGAAGAAATTCGAAGCTGTTGTGCCAAGAATTTCATTTGAGATTATGAGTTATCAATATCTTCCTGAGAAGAAGATAGGCAATCAACATGATAAGCTAGTTCAGTTCTGTGGATTACCAAAGGCTATCGGTGCGCCAGTTCCTTATCGTTTAACTGTAGAGTTGTCAACCTATTCCAAAACAACAGATGATTCTCTGCAGATACTGGAACAGATATTGCCATACTTTTCACCAACATTGACTGCCAGTATCGAAGTTATTCCAGAGTATAATTTTAAGATGGATATTCCAGTTACTTTGATTGGTGTAGATGAGGATGATAATTACCAAGACATTAACAACAACAGAATGATAATCCAAACGTTCACGTTCAATATGGACGTTCAATTGTTTGGACCGATTGATACTTCGCTTGGTACGTTGATTAAGAAGGTGGATGTAAACGTGAAAAATATAATCAATCAAGTAGGAATCGAAAAATATCACGCTGAAGTTAACCCACTTTCTGCTAACAAAGAAGATACCCATAACATAGAAGAAATGTGGACGCCATTATGATTTCTTTGGATATCTCAAAAGCATTAGATGATGAAGATGAGTTTGTTGAAAGGCATTAGGTAATCCAAACGCTATAGCAATGATATAGAACTCATTGCAACAGCAAAATGATCATTGATGAAAGAGCGAAAAACAAATGAAAGAACTTGAGAAGATTTTAGATATCATGCCGAGTGAAGTGATGACTAATAATCAGCCGTTATATCCATGTATATTTCCCAAAGAAGAACCTGCACCAGAAGATCCTGACTTCGACTACGCTCGCCTTAACTTGTATTCGATCATCGAGCAAGGAAAGGCGGCAATGGAAGGCGCACTAAGAGTCGCTGAACAATCAGAACATCCAAGAGCGTATGAAGTGGTCGGAACGTTGCTTAAATCCATGGCTGAAATTAACGCTCAACTATTGAAGATTGGTAAGGACCGTGAAGACGTTAAGACAGCAAGAAAGGGAAATGGCGCAACTGCTAATCAACCTCAGGTCTTGACACAGAATAACACTTCTGTCTTTGTTGGTAGTTCTTCCGATTTATCTAAATTATTAAAAGAAGCAATATCTGGTAAAATGGTAGAATAATGACAGATGAAATTAGGGAAAATGATGACGGAAATTAAAAAATGAATTTTATACCCTCAGAAATTTCGTCTTTATTGGATGCCTTAATTTTTAAATCCAATCCAAACCTGCGTCCGGTTGGATCTGAAATTCCTTATACTGAGGAAATGCTAAAAGAATATATAAAGTGCGCTAACGATCCAGTATATTTTATTTCTAATTATGTAAAAGTTATCCACCCAGACCGTGGCTTGGTGTTGATGGACTTATATGA